AATGAACTTTGACCTAAACAAGTTTTACAAGTTCTGTTCCGAACTCAAGATTGAGACAAAGGAAGAGGGCTTGAAGAAGATGGGAACCCTGCTGGGGACTCAGACGTATGTGATGGAGGAAATCAAAAAAGGTCTAGAAGATGATGTCCACTTCTTTGTCATTCTCAAAGGTAGGCAGTTGGGTATCACAACTGTTTCCCTGGCGCTTGACCTTTATTGGCAGTTTACCCATCCTGGATGGCAGGGCACACTTGTTGCGGATACAGAAGAAAACAGGGATATGTTTCGTTCGACTCTCGCCATGTACATGGAAGGACTCCCCAAGGAGTACAAGATTCCGCTGGTTGCCCACAACAGAAACCAGATGGTTCTTAAAAACAGAAGTCGTATTTTCTATCAGATTGCTGGCAATAAGTCTCGTTTGGGTCAAGGTAAAGCCATCACCTATTTGCACGGCACAGAAACAGCTTCCTGGGGCAATGAGGAGGGTCTAGCCTCGTTGATAGCTTCTCTTGCTGAAAAGAACCCTGAGCGGCTTTACATGTTTGAGAGTACGGCGCAGGGCTTCAACATGTTCCACGACATGTACAAAACGGCTAAGAAGGCAAAGACACAGAGAGCCATCTTCTGCGGCTGGTGGAGGAACGAGTATTACTCTGTCCCTGGCGACTCCAACATCTACAAGGTCTACTGGGATGGCAAGCTCAGTGCGGAAGAGAAGGAGTGGGTGAAAGACATTAAGAAGCTCTATGGCTTTGAGGTCAACTCCCGGCAGATGGCTTGGTGGCGTTGGAAAATGCACGAAGGTATCAAAGACGAATCCTTGATGTACCAAGAGTTTCCACCCACTGAGGACTATGCCTTTGTGATGACAGGCACATCCTTCTTCTCCACCACCCGCTGCACAGAGGCAGCTAAAGAGGCAAAGAAACTTGTACCAGACCACTATCGCTATGCTTTTGGACAACTGTTCCAAGACACTGAAGTCATTAAGTCCACTGAAAGACTGGGCACACTCACAATCTGGGAAGAACCTGTTGACACTGCTTATTACGTTATCGGTGCTGACCCCGCTTACGGTAGCTCTGATTGGGCAGATAGATTCTGCATCCAAGTCTACAGATGCTACGCAGATGGACTTGACCAAGTTGCTGAGTTTGCCACTTCTGAGATGAACACTTACCAGTTTGCGTGGGTCATCGCCCACCTTGCTGGTGCATACAAGAACTCTACGCTGAACCTGGAAGTCAACGGCCCTGGTCAAGCAGTCATTAACGAGATACGAAACTTGAAGCGCATGGCAGTCTCGCTAGGAGGCGCTATGGGACACGGATTGATGGACGTGCTAGGTAGTATGACCAATTACATTTGGAGGCGCAATGACACGCTTGGAGGCCTCTCCAACAGCATTGGCTACCTGACCACCACCAATTCCAAAGAACGCATGTTGCAGTACATGAAAGATTACTTTGAGCGTTCCATGATAAAGATACGCAGCATGGAGACTCTGGAAGAAATGAAGGGCATCGTGCGGGAAGGCTCCTTCTTGGGTGCGCCCGGCAGGGGCAAGGATGACCGTGTGATTGCTACTGCTCTTGCTTGCGTAGCCTTTGCAGAGCAGATTCAGCCCCGACTCATTGCCCAAAAGATTACCCGGCAAATCAGTCATGCACAGGAAAACTTTACCCCTGAACAAATCTCTGTGGGTAGAAACGTCAGTGATTACCTCAAACGCATAGGAATGTATGGAACACAATGAACTAACCATCGTGTCTGTCTACGGACACAACAGCGGAGCCAGTGTTATCCCCAGTATCAAGCGGAGCATGGCTGAACTCCCAGGTTCTAGAGGATTGCTCTTGTCTATTGCAAAGCCTGACAACCTGCCAAACAACATAGAGTGGAAGCAAATAGGGTTTGTCAATTATCTCCAGTACTCTATTTTTATGATGCACCAGCTCTACGCATTCATAGACACAGAGTATTGCTTGATTGTCCAAGATGACGGCTGGGTGCTGGATGGCGACAACTTCATGCCGGAATACTATGAGTACGATTACATAGGCGCACCCTCTCACTGCGGCTTCTTGCCGCAAGAGGAAGGGTTCAATTTGTTCTTGAACTTTTCTTGGGTGGGCACTCCCGGTGTGCGGGTGGTGCAAAACGGAGGATTCTCCCTGCGTTCTAAGCGTTTCTTGTCTGCTTGCAATAAACATGGCATTACCCATCTACAAGCAAACGAAATACACGGATGGAACGAAGATGCCCAGCTCTCTGCTTTGCTCAAACCCCAGTTGCAATACTTGGGGTACAGATATGCGCCTGACCACATTGCCAAATACTTTTCAATGGAGTACATGGGGCCAGGATTCCACACAGAAGATTTTGACTTTGGTATGTTGCTAGGATGCCACGCCCAAAGCAGGAAGCTCATGGATGATGACCACATCATTGTTCCTGCTGACCCTACAAAAGCATACGGTGAGATAGAGTTTTTGGACTACTTGCAGTCCACAGGCTACACAGTGGAGTACAGATATGAAGTCCCTCTCCAAGTTTGAACTCAAGCGCCAGATAAAACGCTTCCACGCAGACAAGGATAGAGGCATCTCTATCAACTTGTTCTGCGAATTAGCGGGTATGTCCCTGGCTCATTTCATGGATGTGTTCATCAGAGACAAAGAACCGCTCAGTGAAGTGGTGCAAATTAGGGTTAGCAAGGCCTATCAACAGTGGAAAAGCGGCAATGTGAGGGTCATGCAGAACAAAGACAGGACAAGATACGTGGAATACAGGAAGGAAAGCAAGCCACCATTGATGGCAAGCATGGGTTTACAGGTCACATCAGGGGGCATAAAACTAAAAGTCGGCATGGTTAACCGCCATGACTATTCTGAAATCACACTTGACGAAGCACTAAGAGGGTAACTATGAGCGTTCTAAAAGACTATCACTGCGAAAATCACGGCATATTTGAGGCTTGGGAGCCTGTATGCCCTATGAAACATTGCAAAGGGGCACTGTCCGTTGTTTTCTTGAAGCCTGTGGGCACACGGTCTGCCAAGACCAAGCATACAGACAACACAGTCAAACAATTGGCTATTGAATACGGGATGACAGACGTTAAATCCACCCGTGAGGGCGAACACCAGACTGGTTATCTCAAACGTAATAACAAATTGTCTGACAAAGAGTTTGCACAGGCCACAGATGCCATGAACGCCCAGAAGAAAGAACCCAGAGCCGGAGATGCGGCAATTTGGGGTGGCGGTGGTAGTATTAGCATGAAATCCGTTCTTGGTGGACAATTCAAGCCAGTGAAAGACGAGGCTGTGAGCATAATGCCCAGAGATGCTTCCCCCACAGGCTCACTGTCCGGCCCCAGAGCGGGTGTTGGCACTATGCAAGACCCAGATAACCTGAAGGTGAAGACAACATGAGGATACCTACCAACCCCGTAGATAGAGAATTGTTCTACCTTGACCTCATTGCCAAGTGTCAGGTCAGCCAGCAAGAGCGCAAAGTAGACTATGGCTCCCTGCGGAGTTGGTATTTGTTTGGTAACGGGCCGGATGACTCCCCGGCTCTGTACAACAAAATCTTCCCTCACATTGACCAGCTAACCAGTTTCCTCTATTCGGCGGAAACCACACGCTTTTCCATTGACGTTGGTGCTGCTGTTGACCCCAGAGAACAGGTAAAAGTCCCTGCTTTGACCCGTGCGCTCAACGATGAGTGGGTAAATAGCAACGCTGACCAAGTGTTTTCTACTGCTACAACATGGTCACTGGTCTACAACTCTACCTTTATCAAGCTCATCATCAACAACGGAATCCACCCGTACATGGTTGAGCCAGCTTGTATAGGCGTGTTAAGGGAAGACACTCCCTATTCTGATAGACAAGAAGCCATCACCCAGACCTACTACATCACAAAGTCTGAACTGTATGACCGCTTGTACAGCCATCCCCGCCGGGAAGAGATTGTCAAACGCATCACCTCTACCCAGCATGAGCGCACAGAAGTAGCCAACGGCATTGAGCGCATCATCTTGAGTCAGTCAAACCCAACAATGTACGGTAATGTCAATTTAGACCTTGCTGGACAGAACCGCTACAAGGCGACAGTGGCTGAAGACACGGTGGAGATGACTGAGCTTTGGGTGTGGAACGATGAAATCAAAGACTACCAAGTTGTAACCAAAGCAGACCCAGACGTAATCATCTATGACCGCCCTGGTGAACAGGTGTTCCTCAAAGGCGAATTGCCATTTGTGCAGATTTGCCCGAACCCTCTGTATGACTACTACTGGGGTGGCTCTGAGGTTCAGCGTCTGGTTTTTCTCCAGCAGCTACGCAACAAACGCATGGCTGAAATCTTGGACTTGCTCTCCAAACAAGTCAGCCCACCCACTGCGCTGATTGGTTTCACGGGCATCTTGGATGAGAAGAACTTTGCTCTCAACCGTGCTGGTGGACTGTTGGCAACTGACATGCCTAATGCCAAGGTGGAGAAGTTAGCCCCCACTATTCCACCTGATTTGTTCAAAGAAATTGGTGAGATTGACCTGATGTTTGAAGAAGCATCCGGCATTGTGTCTGT